CTCGCGGGCCCAGCGTCATATTCTATTTCTTTTCTTGACGTTGGTTGTAACTTGACTTACAGATGGGGGTCCGTATACAGCAGGGGTGCTTGAGGAACCGCAAGATGATGTCAAAGTGGATGCCAAACCCACTTGCGAGCCCATGATGAGAAGGGTTGAGTAGCGCCTTTGTCCCCTCATTCTTGGGAGATTGCCACGCCCTTTTAGAATAAACCTCTGGATTGTGCCCGCCTTGAGAAACACTCCACTAGCTATGAAGCCTAACATAACTGGCTGAGCCACGAAAGCTCTCTTGGCATACCACAAGACGGCAGTGTGCATTTTATGCACCAGGCAGTTGCTGCTGCAGGCACCGCGTAAGCGGGTTTAGTAAATTATTCGGGTTTGGGTAGGTATATTATCGCCTTCACTCTTTAGGGTTCCTCTTGACGCAGACTCGGTAAGGGCCGGGATTTATTAGGCAGCGATGGCGACTTTTAGCGGGGGTTTGCAGTCCCCTGGATATGAAAACTTGCCAATTTTTGGGTCTGGCCCCCCTCCAGTTCAAGGCCAGAGAAATGGCTACTCGGGTAGCCAAGTAAATATATTTCCCGTTGCGGTTAATCGTGCAGCCATCCGAATGCACTCATTGGTCCGGACAGACGAAAACTTATTGGGCCTAGGATATGATGTTGGCCCGTCATGGCCTCACATTGAGGAACATATGTTTGAGTCATACTGGGGAGACCTATGGCATAAGGAGGACGTCAGCATTTGGTTTTATAACCAAGGTATGAGGCGCGTAGTTGATCAAACCTTCCAGTGGTTCACAACTAACGCAGCTCAACAACGGTTTTTGCGACAACATCGCCCTGACATTTGGAGTTTTTACCGTTTGGAAGGGCGTAGTGAGCACTATGCTGGCACTGTATTTGAACACTTGTATTACGAGGACGATTACTTTAGGACAACATACTGGTTAAAGGTCGATTACCCCTCAACGCTGGCAGGATATTGCTGGCGCCCGTATTTAGAGTCAGAATTGTCGGCTCAGCCGACTCTATATGAACTCGAAAATGCAGGTTGGGATATGACACTGCCTATTTCGCACAACGGCATTACAGGCCATGTGGATCCTGACGGGATTCCATGTGCTTTATTGAGATCGTTTTATTGGTTGCGAGTAGGCTTCAAGACAGCAGTAGCGCCTAATGGAGCACTCCTCTGTGC